TTTATAGTCAATGCCTTCCATATTAATAAAAGTCTGCGATCCTTCGTGGTGAACAAAGCAACCGAGGACAACGCCTATATTGTGGCCTGCTTGACGGGCACGCAAGCATATGTCTATTTCTTCGCCGCAGCACGGCCAGAGACTTTCATCAAAATACCCGATTTCATCAATAAGTGTTTTTCGGATCGCCATGCAGAAGCCTATTACCCAATTAACGGGCAGTACTTCATCGCCATATTCTTCTGCTTGTCCCTGAGCTACTTTATTGAGTTCGTTTTTGTCGCCGTAAAACTCAACGGCTATCTTTTGCAGACCCGCACAATAATTTGCTGTAGGCCCGACAATAGAATATTCATCAAGTGCCTTTTCGAGCATATCCGCCCATTTCGGAGTTACGATTACATCATTATTTAATAGTATGATAATGTCCCCTCTTGCTTCTTTTATGCCCTGGTTTATTGCTGCCGGGAATCCCTTATTCTCTTCATTTCTAATAATCAGGCAATCGGCAAAACCGGTAAACGGCGGTTTATATGGGGGGTTGGACCCGTTATCAACAACAATGATTTCATAGTCCTGCGTGTTTTCCATGACGGCATAAATACATTCATTTGTCATGTCGTGCTGATTGAATACGGGGATAATAATTGATTTCAAAAAACCTCCTTAATCAAGTGATATTTTTATATCGTAGTCAACCGCCCAGTGCTTCACAGTTGCCACAGCGGATTGCACTGTAATTTCTTCAACCATTGTTGTAAGGTTTTGCCGGTTCATCCATATATGGGTGTAACCTGTAATGGTTAGGCTACATTCATCGAGCACCGCCGTCAGGTCATTATACATAGTGGATATTTCCGTAACCCCTGCCGATGCAGAAAAGAGGGAAAACTGAATAATTATGTTTTCAAAATCTTCGGTGAATGTCTTTTCTGGCACATCCGACACAATAAAAAAAACGACATAAGGGAATTCTGTGCCTTCCGGAGCTTCATCGAGAAATATGCGCCCGCCCACGTCGTTATAGAGTGCTGAACCGGACAGTTTAGTCATTATGGCGGACAAAAGGTTGTTCATTTATGCCGCCTCCTTCACAAGTATATCAAGCCATTTCCTTTCCATATTCGGGTTGATAATCGACACAATATTGTAATATCTGTTGCCGTGCTTAATGCGCCAGTTTGAACGGATATTTGCCCTGTAGCGCATTCTCACCCTGTGAGTAATGGTCATTGCCTGCCCCATAGCTTGGACGGTTTCCTTTGCCGATATTGGCCAAATGGCTGCATATACTGTCTGAGCATCGTTCCATGTAGTTGTAAAACCCCCCATTCCGTCTGCAACACGGGTTTGATATTGGAGCATCACACTGTGTTTAAGATCCCCAATACGCATTAATCAAACTCCTTCCACAATATCGCGCTTGTAAGCAGAGCAGCAACCGTCTTATTGGTTGAGTATGGTTCTATTGTCGGGTTGACAATCTGCGCTTCCCTGTTTTCGAATAAGTCTGAACATATCATTTTCACTGCTGTTCTTATCTTGCTTGGGATATTTGCCGCCGCCGTCCACCCGCAAACAAATTCAATGATAATTGGGTTTGAGGGGTATAGAGTTGCAGAAGGCCATGAACCACCATAGGGCAATACAATGCGCCCGTACCCTTCGCCGTTGGTTTCAACAAGATAATCGGTTGTAACGGTCATTGTTGTTTCCGTGCCGTCTGAGTCCTTGTATTTTATCGAGGTCACACTTTGCAGGTTCCCGAAAGGCAACACAATGTAATCCTTGTCGGAGGGGAACTCATTGAGGTAGTAATACCAGGTCTGAGTCAATAATGCTCTTCTGGTTACGTCCTCCACATATTCCCTTGCTGCCTGAATAATAGCTGTCAAAAGGTCATCCTCTGCCGTTGTTGCCGCATTGACAAGCACAGAAGTGCCGAACTCACAGGCCGCAAGCAAAACTTTTGAGGCTGTTCTGATATACCGCTTTGTGCCGGTATATTGTTTCTTATAGTCTGTGTTGTCGTTTGCCGTTGTGACCTGAGTAAATGCGCCGCCCGTCCAGTCCGTCCATGTCGTGCCGTCATCGGATTCTTGAATCTTGGTGTCAACCGTGCCCGTTGCACCATTTGTGCCATGATGGATAAGCACATCTGCCTCTTTGCCTATTACCTCAACTGCTGTTCCCACATGCGTAGTGTAGTTGTTCGCAATGGCCTTAGACCCGTAGGCAAGGCACTGCGTCAAGGTAAGGTTGCTGTCGAAAGTTTCGGAGTCGAGCTTTAAGTGCAGTTTTAAATCCGCAAGACTTAGGGGTTCTAACACCGGCGCTGTTTTCAGGACTACGTTCATAGGTTATTGCCTCTTGAATATCCTGCCAAGTATCGACATAACGAGTTGTACCACGCTATTGTCCTTAAGCGGACTCATGCCTATTATCTCGCTGAAAGCTGCGAACAATATCACAGCCGCCGTAAACCAGTTTTCCTGCATCCATTCCATATCAAGCCTCCTTCATGCTTTCAATCTGCTTCTTGCATCCTTGTGGTATCAAGGTCAATTTTCCATGACTGCCATATCCAACAGCCTTGCCACACTTGGTGCAAACTTTAAAGCTGTGAGTGCACCACCCTTTCGGATATTCTTCTTTCAGGTGTTCCGGTACTTGATGCGGCTCCTTAAAACACCCTTTACAAATGTCATGGTCTGCCTCAACTACGGTTAGCCATTTGTGGAATAGACACATATCAAGCCCCTACATTCATTTTGTTGATTTCAAACTGAGAATCATCAAATATCTGGTTGCCGCCGGATACCTTGCTGATACCGTTTGCCACAGTCGCTATGGTGTCAATCAGGACACTTACTGTTTCAGGGGTTATCTTCTCCCAGGTCTCCTTTTGCCCACCTGTAGATGCAACCTGCATACCCTCAACAAACCCTATTGCCCCAGCCTCAACTGCCGCCTTCTTGAGTGGGCCTGTGCCGTCGCCAAGTGCTTCTTCTGCCTGGTTCATCAATCCGAGTACCATCGGTACGACTGCCAAAGCAGCCGGAGGTATTGCCACGCCAAAGAGTGCCAGTATAGGAGTAATTACGCTTGCACTGCCTAAAATCCCTTTGATAAATGATAATGCTTTTGTAAATATCATGTTGCTGCCTCCTTAGATTTTGGGAATAACATCGCCCACGCCCTATCAAATACACCGCTTGGCAATGCCCTTCCATTCTCGTGATAAACCATCGCGTGCACCAGTCTGTGCATATCCTCATAAGTGAAGTCTATTACCGCATCCCTTTGTAGCCCTGATATAAGGGATACCACCTGAATATATGCCTCAACGTCATTTTCTGTTGCAGGCGCATAGACAGGAATGATTTTCTCTATCGTGTCAAGTCCTTTCCGCTTGATGTATGTCCGCAAAACAACGATCATCGCCCGTAGGCCATATTCAAGCGATACGAATTGCTCAAATGCTTTGTCTGTATTCTGTTCAACCGGTACTTTGCCCTGCCAAGCCATGCCGGTTATGCGAAGATTGCCGGGGTTATTATTCCTGAATCCGCGCGGGATTGTCATTGATGTCCCCCTTTAATCGCTGTCGGGATTACCACGTTGCCGCCGCCGTTGTGGAAATGGTGATTAACCCTGTCCCACATCTCGTTATGATCTTTCTCGTTTTCCATACACATCTTGTCTATCTTGGCCAACAGTTCATTTTTGCCGGATCGCATAAAGCCGATAAGAAGCGTCACAAGGCCGATTGTGATTGTTACCAGCACGGATAAAACAGTCAGCATTACGTGTTCAGTCATCAGCGTGTCCCCCTATCTCGAAAGGTATAGTATTACGGTCCCCGATTTCGCATCCCCTGCATTGCTCACGTTTAGCGTCAATGCACCCGAAACCGGCCTCTTGCCGTACAGTGCCCCAATGTAAGGGCTTACCTGTTCCGAGAGAGTCGCTGATCTGTCTGCCAGTTTTCCGCCCATCACATCGGTATTGTTTACGTCTGTTACCGTGATGTCATAAGCGGCTGTCGGAGCGGTAGTATCGGGGCTGGTAACGGCCATGACAACATATTTACCGGCTATCTGATTTGATATAGTTGTGCTGGTCGTTGATGTTACGTCCCCAGTTGCATCGGATGTCCACGCAAAGGTCAGGGTTGAAAGGTTGGTCACGCCCTCGCTTGAATATACCGGGGCATAAGTTTGTGTTGCCGTCCCCGCTGCCATTATCAGGCAGGGGGCAATCAATGCCGACAGAATTAATAACAGTGTGATTAATTTTTTCATTGCGTAAGACCTCCTTCGCTTTGTCCGTGTATGATTGATAGCGATAGCAGGGTTATGACTGCCAGCGGTGCAATTTGCCACGTAAAAAAGAATATAGCCGTTGAAGCGGACGCGATAAGACAGAGAACAGGGATTTTGTCGGGCTGCCCGATACCCCGTATAATGCTTCCGGCAAGAAAGGATAATCCGAGTAATATTCCCACCAGTCCGGTTGCGAAGTATAATTCGACGTATTCATTGTGCGCCTGTGCGAAGTTTGTTTTAATGTTGTTCCTGTCATCCGCAAAATAACGTTTAGCACCTTCATAACTATCGCTCCCTGTTATCTTTTTGACTGCTTTTTCAAGAGCTGCTTTGTCAGAAGTCAGGTGAATTAACGTGCTTATCTGCGTTTCTGCCATGTTTTTAGGGTTGGTCAGGAGAGGGACAACATACTGGTATTGCCCGAAGCCCCAGCCAAAAGGTTTGACGCTTGCCGCCTGTATGGATTTTTTCCAGATATAAGCCCGCGATTGAAAGCTCCGCACATGGTTAGTGTCGATGTATGTCATATACAATGCAGAACACATGGCCGCTCCGACAATTGCAAACAGCACAATGCGCCTGTCAT